GAGAGTCGGTGAATCGACCGGGCTCCCCCGCCGCGAGGTGTGGGGCGCTCTGTCGGGTCACGTGGAACATAAGGGCCAGCGTTCACTCGGGTTGTGCTGGCGGGATAGACAAGGTCGATCGGTAACACGACGGCCGGCGATCCTGAAAAACAAAACTGAAGTGGGGCAGGCATGGGCCGGAGCCTCTACCGTTGGACCGGGAAACCGGGGAGCGGATGCGATAGATAGCCTATCGGCCAACCAGGGCTAGCGAAGTGAACGTAACGCATCCGATGTGTCAGACGCATACTGGGTCCGGACTGGACGGAATGCCGATGAGAAACACGCTCTCTGCCTTCACAGGGGAGACGTGTAGCCGCTCCAAGGCCGGTCCTGTCCGGAATATCGGTGAGCGGTTTGCAAGACGGTAACCGAAGACGACAACGACACCAGAACGATGAAAGACATCACACCATCACCGAGCGAAATCGAAGCCGGAAGAACTCCACGAGGCGGATGGACGAAGCAACAACTGGCAGCTTGGGGAGTCGAATGGCCTCCCGTGAAAGGATGGAGAAAGCGTTTGATTCAGCGATGGCACGAAGAACAGGCGAAGCAAAAACAAGAGGAAGAAAGGCAAAACACGACGATTGAACAAGCATGGCAGCGATGCAAAGTGGTGATGATCCCGCAGACGGCAGCTCAATTCCAAGTCGACGAGATAAGAAAGGCGTTCATGGCTGGGGCTAGTGTGATGTTCGTGACAATGATGAAGAACGCGCAGCAACCGATGGCGCAGGCGATGGATGCCACGAAGGCGACGGAGGACGACATTTACCGCGAACTGTCGGCATACGCGACGAAACCGGAGGCGAGGAACTGACATGGAAAACGCACCACGATACAAGGTTGGTGATTTGGTTTCGGTGGCGAAGTGGGACGCGACGGAGCATCCACGGAACAGGTTGGGATCACCAGCAAGAGTTGTGCGCATTTCAAAGGAGCATTGCGGAACAGGCTTCATGCTCACCATCAAAGGCACGACGGGACTCGATGGGTACTTGGATCAGGATTGGGTTACGCCGTGGGAGGTGAAGTCGTGATTGCAGCAATCATCATACTGACCTGCATGTTCGTGGGAGGATATGCGATTGGAGCTTTGGCATCGTGGATAGCAAGCAAACCAGAAAACGACGACGATGAATGACGAAACCCAACCCATCGGACCGGGCGAACCGGGGCACGATCCGTTACGAGGCGAAGCGATCCCGGAGGCGGCGACACAGACGTTGCTGCTGGTGGGGTTGCTGATGCTCCTTGGGTTCCTGCGGCTCAACGCGGAAGTCACCAGGCGATTCAAGCGCGGGAAGGTGACACCGATGCCGACGGCGCTGAAGTACGGAGGCTGGCGATGAGCGACATCCCACGAACGGACGCCGTTTACGCTGCGAACATTGGCCACCCGCTAAGGATGGCTCGAATGCTCGACCACGCTAGGAATTTGGAGCGGGAGTTGAACGTATGGAAGGCGTGCGCCGAGTTGCTGGCGGAGCACGCTCCAGGGGTCAGCGACGAAGACTGCAAAGCGCTGGCGGTGTTTGAGAAACTGAAAGGAGTGAAGCCTTGAAAGAACGCCCCATCCTGATGAAATGCGCCATGGTCCGCGCCATCCTCGAAGGTCGTAAGACTCAGACGCGGCGCATCATTCAACCTCAGCCTTCGCCGTGCGGGTTGCGTAGACTCACCGGAGGAGACATCTCGGCAACCGGGTTGGATGCGTCATATTGGTACGGTTCCGACCCATTCACAGAAGCACGAAAATGCCCATACGGCGTCCCCGGTGACCAGCTGTGGGTGAGGGAGACTTTCGCGCCACACAGCATCGGCGACGGAGGCATTGCCTATCGTGCTGACGGTCCAGAGTGGGACGACGAATGCGGCATCGAATGGCGCCCCTCCATCTTCATGCCTCGATTGGCCTCCCGCATCACGCTGGAGATTGAAGCGGTACGCGTGGAAAGGCTCATCGAAATTAGCGAAGAGGACGCGATGGCCGATGGAGTCGTTTACCGGGACTCCTGTTGGTTTGCGACAGACGACCCAAAAGGGTTGCCATGGATGACCGCATCAGGAGCGTACCGCGAACTCTGGGAATCCATCAACGGCCCAGGCTCATGGGACGCCAACCCGTGGGTGTGGGTGATTCAATTCCGGAGGATCACGCCGTGAGAATCTACCGCATCCAAGCCGCTGACGGACGCGGCCCGTTCCGTCCGGGAGTGACCGAGCAATGGATCGGCGAACCGCGATGGAAAGACCGACCGTCGCTTATGGAAGAGTTCGACATGCGCGACATCCTCGCCCGCGTCGCGAACCGGCATATGGGGTGCGGGTTCCGGACTCCGGAGCAGTTGCGAAAATGGTTCGACGTGAACGAACGGGCGAAACTGGCGCGGCTCGGTTACTACCCGGTGACTATGACGGTGGACGAGATCATTGCCGAGAGCCCGACACAACTGGTGTTCGCTCGCCGGACACCGCTCCGGGTTGGGGCGATCATTATCGGCGGTTGACAACTTTCAACGACACGCGTAGAACCACCGCAGACTCCAGATGAACAAGACACCATCCGCCCGCTTCGCGCATCAAATCGCCTACCTCCGCCTCGGAGCGTTGCACCGCCAGCAACTCGGCAACACTCACTCCACGACGGCCTACACCACGCTGCGGCACACGATCAACGCATTCGTGCGAACGATCTACCGAAGCGCGTCGCCCGAGGAGAAGCTTGAGATCCGCGCCGCATTCAGGCAGGCCCGCGCCGACTACGACTCCATCGAAGTTCCGCGAGGCTGAGCCATGCGGTTCTTCGCACGGCTGGCCAACCGTTCAACGGCCAAGGTCTTTTGGAATTCGCGAAACCGACAACAACGACAGCAAACGAAGGAAAGCAACATGGCACGCATGATCAGCATTCAGGACATCCTCAACATGGGAGTCGGGGAAATCATCCCGGGACTCCGCGCCAAAATCGCCAAGGTCCAGAAGCAGCGAACCGGCGAAGGCTCGAACGGCCCATGGACAATGCAACTCGTCACGCTGAAGGACGGGACCGGGATGATCGAAGCGAAGATGTGGAACCGGGACGTGTACACGAACAACGACGTCGGGACCGAGTTCATTTTTGAGTCGACCGAAACCCAACGCGGGTTGTCCGGACTGAAGCGGGCGATCCACGAGTACCAGGGCAAGGAAACGCCGCAGGTGGATATCAACGGCGCTGCCGACATATCGCCCGTGACAGGCGCGGCACCGGCCACCGCCACGGAACCGGCACCCGCAGCACCGGCCCATCAGCAACGGCAAGCTGCGCCTCCGCCACGCCAGCAGGCCGCGATCCCGCGCCAACCGTCCACCGCCAGCGGCAACCCGTGGTCCGAGGTGGACGCGGTGTTGCTGCGCCAGGTCAACCTCCGCATCCGATGCGAGCAAGCCGCGATGCGCGTTGCGGACGTAATCTATGCCGAAACGGGGTACACGATGGAAGCGGAGGAGATTGAAAGACGCGCCACGGCGTTCTATATCGAACTCAACCGCAAGCTCGTGACGGCCCCGGCGACGCCTCCGGCATGGAAGAAGCCCGCCGCGCCTGCCGCGCCGGCACCGGCCCCGCTCCCGCCGTCGCAGATGACCGAGCCGCCGGACGACTTCGAGCCGGGTCCGTCCGCGAGTGAACTCGATGCCGAGGCAGGCGAAGTCGATGTCCCGTTCTGATCACAACCCGAAACCACAACCCCTAAAACCGAAACAAGATCACATGCACCTAACACACATTACCGGATTCAACATCAAGGGCCGATCGTTCGCGCATCAATTGGCGCCCGTGACGGCGTTTGTCGGCGACAATTTCACCGGCAAGACTGCGCGAGGAATGGCCATCCGTCTCGCTCTCACCGGCAACGCTGGGGCGCCAATCCCGAAGACGACTGCAGGCACGTGGGACGCTTTGAGCGGTGGACACGCGGACGTGTCCGTTACGGCGAAGGCGATCGACAACGGAGCGACGGAGTCTTGGACGTTGCGATGGACTCGCAGCAACAAGGGTCCGGTCAGCAAGTCCGGATCGGTTCCGGCACACGTGGCGCTTCCTGATCTACTGGCGGACCCGGAGTCGTTTTTCGCGCTCACGAAGGAGGCCCGATCACAGATGATCCTCGCGTGCGCTGGCGGCATCGCCGTGGACTTCGACGTGGCCATTGCCACGGTCAAAGAGTGGCCGATGCCTGGATCGGTTGCTGACACGCGGAAACTCGCGCACAAGGGGCATCTAAACGCGCTACTGAACGAGCACGGAGCAGTGGACGGTGTCGCCAAGTTCATCGAAGTCGCGAAGGCATTCGAGAAGGCGCAGAAGGAAGAAGCCGCACGGCTCACGGCGACGATTACCGGAAGCGCCTCGGTCGTGTTCGCCGATACGCCGCCGACGAACGAACAAATCGAAGCCGCTGGCGCGAAGCTGAAGTCGTTGCAGGACCAGGAGAACGCGGCGCTTCAAGACGAAGGCAATAGGCACGAAGCGCAGGAAATCGTTTCGCAGTTCGAGGACTGCGAGTCCAAGAACGATCCGAAACCGAACGCCGAAGAACTGCGCGAGAACATCAAGGTCCTCGAGGGCGTGGTGGAGTTTGCGGAGAAGCACGTCAACGAAATGCGAGACACGCAGCACAAAGCGCAGAATAACCACGACGCAGCGCAACGCGAACTCGCGGCAGCATCGGCCACGACGTGCCCGACGTGCGGACAAGAGAAGCCGAAGTCAGGACGGAAGGACCTGAAGGAAGCGAAGTCAACCGCGAAGCTGGCCAGTGAAACACTGGAACTCGCCAAGGTCGGATTCACGAAGTTGTTGGACGAACTCGAAGCCGCACGCAAGAAACTGTCCGACATGCGCGGAGAGTTGTTCAACGTCGAACGAACCAACGCTGAGAAAGCGAAGTCCAAGACGAAACTGGAGAACGCCATCCGGTTATTGGCCAAGCCGAAGATCCAGCCACCGGACCCCGGAGCAATCGAAGCGGCGTCGAAGGAATACGAGGACCTCGCGGCGAAGCGAGGCGCCTACGAACAGAGCCTCAAAGCGCGGACGGCCCGGGACAAAGCCGAGAGCGAGTTGATCCGTGTCCGGTGCGACATGGAGACGTCCAAGCTGATCCGTGAGTCGATCACGTCGCACGTCGCGCAGAAGACCGAGGCAGCGTTCAACAGCATCCTCGAAAACGCTGGGGCGTTCACGGATGGACTACTTCGAGGTTCCATCCGTTTTGACGATGGAGATTTGATCATGGAGCACGGTCCGACTTGTACCCGCATCCCGTGGCAGTCGTGGTCGGGCACCGAGCGGTTGCTGGCGTTTGCCGGGCTGGCGTTTGTGCTGTGCCAAGAGGCTCGGTTGAAGGTGATCATCTTTGACGAGTTTGGGCGGTTGGCTCCAAGGATGAAGGTGGACGTGATCAAGCGCATGTTGGAACTGACGGCGAAAGGACTGGTGTGCAACTTCATCGTGATGGACGCGAACGCGGACGATTACCGCGCTTTCGAGGACGAACGGTTGCTCGTCGTGAATCTCAACGATAAGGAAGCCAAGTGATCACGATTGAAGACTTTTGCGAAAAGCACGGCGCATGCGTCGATGGCAAAGCGTGGGCGGTGGTGAACTGTAAAACCATGGACGATGTTTGGGCCACGGCAAAACCGGAGTGGCTTCTGTGGGTCGCGACACGCGAAGGCGTTCTGACTGACCGAGAGTTGAGACTGTTGGTGGTGTGGGCCGCGCGACAAGTTCAGCATTTGATGACCGACCCGCGAAGCATTTCTGCTCTTGATGTCGCGGAGAGATTTGCCAACGGGCAAGCCACGTCTGATGAGTTGTCCGCCGCATGGGCCGCCGCAAGTGACGCCGCAAGGGCCGCCGCAAGGGCCGCCGCAAGTGACGCCGCAAGTGACGCCGCAAGGGCCGCCGCAAGTGACGCCGCAAGTGACGCCGCAAGGGCCGCCGCAAGTGACGCCGCAAGGGCCGCAAGGGCCGCCGCATGGGCCGCCGCAAGTGACGCCGCATGGGCCGCCGCATGGGCCGCCGCATGGGCCGCCGCACAACTCAAACAAGCGGCGTGGATGCGTAAAAACTGCAAACCTAACTTCGCATGACCCCGCTGCAAACCCTCTGCAAGCTCGCGGCAACGGCCACGAAGGAACAACTCGACGCGGCGATTGACGCCATCAAAGGTAACCGGCCACTCGTTCCGGTAGGCGTCGCGAAACAGAAGAACCGTTTTGCCGAGATCATCGACGCGCATCCCCGGTGTAAGTCGGACCCGGCGATGGCGGCGATTGCCAAGCGATGGCGAGACCACGTCGGAATACGGATGTCGTGCGAGAAGCTCCGGATCGATTTGGGTACGCTGGAAATGCTGGACACCGACGAGGCGGAGTTCGTCGTCAATCGCGCCATCGTGAATGGATGGATGACGCTTGGAGAAACCAAGAGCGCATTGCCAGGTTGGCGCGTGAAGCAGATCGAAGAGGAAGCACTTCGCAACCATCCCGGCAACCCGGCATCGGCGAGCTACGACCGAAACGCCGTGACGGTGGCGATGCGCGAGGAATTCCGGCGACGGTCGGAGGCGCTGAAAGGGATGGCATGAGCTTCGCAAAACTTCCTGCCATACAAGGTTCGTTTGCGTGTCTCACGTGCGGTTGCGGCGCTCATGAGACATTGGAAATGGGGAGAGTATTGGCGGTTGGTTTTGGCGAAGTCGTTGTGACGAAAAACGGAACGACTGTATGGAGAGAATCCGAGGCGGAAAGGTCCGGAGCCGATTGGGATGATTACTGGACAGGACAGAAAGCCGAAGATGCAGCCAAGGCCGATCCTGACCAGGACTGGAGAATCAACTTCATGGCTCCGCTTTACGGTGCGGAGTACCAGCGACAAGGCGACGGACATTGGGTGCTTGTACGAAAGGATCAAGGCTTCGCATGACCGACCGTCTGCCACCACACGCCATTGACGCGGAGCGGGGCGTTCTGGGCTGCATGTTGCTGGACCCCATGCGCTGCATCCCGGACTTCCTGCGACGCGTCATAGCGGGTCCCGGGGCGTTCTACGACATCCGGCATCAGGTGATCGGGTCAACGCTGGTCACGATGTACGACAACGGGTTGTCCGTCGACCTTATCACGGTCCAACAACGGCTCCGCGACGAGGGCCAGATCGCGGCAATCGGAGGGTTGGCGTACCTCATCGAGATCACGGAATCAGTTCCGAGCGCGGCGAACCTACCGCACTACGTTGACCAGGTCCTCGAAAAGCTGAAGCTTCGGAAGCTTCTCGACGCATGCGCAACCATCACGTCGGAAATCTGGACCCGTACCGAGGAGATCGATGCCTTTGTTGACGCCGCCGAGGCCAAGGTCCACTCAGTCCGGGACACGACGACGGGCCGCAACGATCTGTTCAGCGGTCGGGAACTGGCAAACCTTGCCGTCGAACAACTGGAGGATGCACGGGAAGGGATGTCCGGGCTGCCGAGCGGTTGGGATGACCTCGACCGATACCTTCAAGGCTTTCGAGGCGGTGAGCTGATCGTGGTCGGGGCGAGAACATCGACCGGGAAGACGGCGTGGCTCCTCAACGTCGCAAGGTTCCTTGCCTTCGAACGGCAGATACCCGTGGGCATTTACACGCTGGAGAACTCACCCAAGTCGGTCGCAACGCGCATCGTCTGCGCTGACGCCCGGTTGAACGCTCGCCACGTCGCCGACTGGACCCAAGACGATTGGGACGAGGCGAACGAATCCACGGTAAGGATGGCCATGGCGCCGATCTTCCTGGACGGTGCCAGCGGGTTGACGATCCGGGACATCAGGGCCGGCGTCAGGCGCATGGTCCGCGAGAACGGGATCAAAGCGGTCTTCATTGACTACTTGCAACTGGTGGCTGGGGTCGGTAAGAAGTCCTCAGACAACAGACAGTCCGAAGTATCAGAGGTAAGCCGAGGATTGAAGGCACTAGCAAAAGAGGTAGACATCCCCGTGATAGTCGCCAGCCAACTCAACCGCGAGTCCGAGAAGAACGCGGGACTTCGACCGAAGCTCTCCGACCTCCGCGAGTCAGGGTCGATCGAACAGGACGCATCCGTTGTCCTGATGCTGTACCGACCGACGACCGACGCGACGGTTCTGGAAGACGAGGACATCAAAGGGACGTGCAAGGTAAAGATGTTGCTCGCCAAGCAGCGCGACGGGATCAGCGGAATCGACATCAACCTCGCGTTCAACAAGCTTCACCAGCGGATGGACCTATGGCCGAAGGTGGAGGCAGGAGACGTGCAGAACACCGTCCCGCAGCCGGCGCTGCCATACGCCGACGCGGGTTAACAACGAAAGGAACAACATGGCCAAGCCAGCAGAACTCAACGAAGTGAAGAAGCGGTTTCTTGCGAACGCGGAAGCCCTCTGGGACGCCCACGACACGCGAATCATGCGCGTTCTCAACGAGTCAACGACATCGACTCTCACGATTACTTGCACGTGCCGAATTGACGAAAGTCAGTTGCCCATCAAAGCAACGACACGGATCAAGTTTGCGGCGAAGGCGACATCGGATTCCGTCGAGTCGGAGATTGATCCGCCCGAGCAAGGCCAAATCTTCAAGCCCGAGGAACTCGCGCCTCCGAAGAAAAAGACGGCGTGCAGACCGAAGCGGTCCAAGAAGAAAAAGGTCGCACCGGAACCCGAACCCAACCCAGCGGCACCAGAAGGAGAATCCGATTGATGAACTCACGCGTTGCATCGGCTCTGAAATTCTTCGAGGCGCTGGTCAAAGCGATGGCGCTTCGTCCGGACGACCTCCACATGATCACCACGGAGTCAATCGGTGCCGTGGACATGGTGATCCGATGCAACGCGGCTGATACTGCCCGATTGATCGGCAAAGGCGGCGCCATGGCGGACTGTCTCCGAGTCATCGGATACGCGGTCTTCGGTCGACTGGACACGCAATTCCGATTGGACGACGTGATGGATGACGGCGCGGATAAGGAACCGTTCACCCAGTTTCGGAATGACACGAACTGGGACCCGACGCCCACCGTCGATCTTCTCCAGACCATGCTCATGCAATTGGGTTGGATGTTCGACTCAATCAAGGCCAAGGAACATAACGAGTGGACGTTCAAGATTTGGGTCACGGTGACCCCGGAAACGGCTGGGAGGATGCGGGATGAAATCGTCAGCGCAATCAACGCCATCTTCATCGTCATCGGAACCAGGGCCGGCAAGAAGGTCTTCGTGCGGTTCCAGGAACTTGGACAAAGTGGAACCGTTGGAGGGCGAGACGCTGGTGTTCCTCGTTCGCAGTGCCAGCAGGCCAAACATACAGCATCGGGTAGACCTGATGAACTACGGCGGCAACGGGGAGTGCGGGTGTGAATATTTCGAGATGAAGTGCAGGCCCGCGTTGGAGAGCGGATGCAAGCCAGGGCCGAGATACCAATGCCGGCACATCGAAGAGGCGGACAAGGCGGCTTGGCGGATCATCAAGAAACAGATCCACGACGAATGGCGGAAGAACAGAAAACGAAGCGTATGACCAAAAAACAAATGAAGGCAATGGGTGCGAAGCTGCGAATCCTCCGAGGCGACCAAAGCCTCGCAGACGTGGCTACCCGGGGCGGTCTGACGCCGTCTGGGTTGTGCCGGATCGAATCGGGAGAATCGGATCCGAGGTTGTCGACGTTCCAGGCTTTGGCTAAGGGGCTCGGACTGACGACGACGGAACTCATCCGGGAGATAGGTGCGTGAAACCTCGCAAACCGATTCGCAAGGTGTCGGCGCAACGGTCCAAGCGTCTCCGTGAGTATACCAAGCGGCGTGTCTGGTTTCTGGCTCAGCATCCGAAGTGCGCGGTGTTCCCGGATCGGCGATCGAACGAGATCCACCACACTCGCGGGCGCATCGGGCGGTTGCTGAATGACGAAAGGTTCTGGGTGCCGGTGTCGCGACAAGGTCATGAGTGGATCAACAACCATCCCGCCGAGGCCCGGGAACGGCACTGGGGCGAGTTGCCGTTGCTGTGCGCGGTTGGGCAATGGAACACGGTGCCGAAATGAGTTTCACCCGCAAACAACTGGATGACCTAGGGTATGTCGAACGGAACGGAGAATGGGTCAAGCGAACCGATACTCGTCGCGTGGGTGCCGTGGTGCCCAGTGTCCGAGATCAACCGCCGCGACCATTGGAGCGCACGGCATCGGCGAAGCAAGGCGGCGAAGGAAGCGTGGAGAAACCGAAAGGACAACGCCCACGGATCAATCGAGTTCATTCGGGCCATGTTGGAGTTAGGGTCACGCTTATCGCAGTCCGACAGAAGCGACTCGACGACGACAACCTCGCAGGCGGGTTCAAGGCGCTCCGGGACGCCATTGCCAAAAGCCTCGGCATCGACGACGGAGACGAGCGGGTAGAGTGGATTTATCGGCAGCAAGTCGGGCCGAAACCTCACGGGACAATCGTAATGATCACAACCAAGAAAGGATGAACATGGGAACAATGCTGACAGCCGAAGAGTACAAGGAGCTTAACGAACTGAGACGGTATAAGGCTAAGCGAGAATCAGACGACAAGAAGCTAAGCGACGCAGCAAAGCAGATCGGCCAGTGTACGGAAGAAATAAGGAAAATGGTCGATGAACGTAAGAGATTCAACATGCCAGACGGAGGTGTGCGATGATCTGTTTTGTTTTGACATGCATCGTATGCCTCATCGTTGCCGTCGTTGAGATCAACCAATGGGCGCACGATGTCGGCATCCCGAAGCAGACCGACCGAAAAATCTGGGATAAGACGATTGGCTTCATCCTCGGCCTCCTGTGCGGCGTGTTGTCTACGGCGATGATCGTGGGGTGGAGACTATGAGCGCGGTCGCATCCAAGGCGGTAAGCCCCGAGACGGTGCGCAAGTTCACGATCCAACCGGCTCCGAACTCCGTTGCGATGGAACTCCGGATGGAGGAACTGGAGAAGAAGGTCCGAAGCTTGGCCAAGGCGGCGGAGACAATCGACGGACTCCGGAGGCAGATTGCCCACCTGAACGGGTTCATGCTGACGGTGAACCACGGGAGAGGCGGGAAAGGGGCTGGAAATCGCGATCAGGAGATCGAAGCCATCGTGCGCTATGTCGCCGATCAAATGGGGTGCGACGTTGCGAAGTTGTGGGAATACTCGCGCAAGGATCCATCAGTGCGGGAGGCGCGTAAGATTGCGATGTGGACGGTCTACCAGTTCCGGCCGTACGTCATCCGAGACATTGCCAGGGTGTTTCGTCGGAAGGATCACGCAACCGTGTGGCACGCCATCCGGAGCCTCGACGATAAACAGGTTGCGAAAGCGCAAAAACTGTTGGACGATTACCGAAGGATTCACCATGTCGAAGTCGAAACAACGACAGGGCGAGGCGGAACAACCTCCGAAGGCGAAGGGCTGGCAGGCACGGATGAACGCCAGATATCGGGAACTGATGGCGAGCGGACGACTTGAGCGGCATCTGCCGTTTACGGTGAATCGCAGACAGGAGAAATTGTATGAACAAGAGAGAAAAAGAGAACAAGGCAAAGATTGAGTACGCGGCTTTCCTTCAGCGCAAGACGATCAAGGCACAGCAGACCGGCATCACTCCACCAAAGCTTCACCCGGGGCTCTTCGACTTCCAGCGCAACGTAACGGAGTGGGCATTGCAGACCGGGCGAGCGGCACTGTTCCTCGATACCGGGCTTGGAAAGACGGTCTGCCAGCTTGAGTGGGCACGCCACATTCCCGGCAAGGTTCTGATTCTGGCTCCCGTTGCTGTCGCGCCCCAGACCGTCCGAGAGGGCCATGAAAAGCTTGGGCTGATGATTCACCACTCACGGGACGGATCCACGGACGACCGTTGCACGATCACGATTACGAATTACGAACGACTCCACTTGTTCGACGTGACGCAATTCCACGGCGTGGTTCTCGACGAGTCTTCGATCCTCAAGAGCTTTTCAGGGAAGACAACCCGGATGCTCTGCGATCTGTTCAAGAACACACCGTTTCGTCTGGCATGCAGCGCAACACCGGCCCCGAACGATTACATGGAACTGGGCAACCATTGTGAATTCCTCGGTGTCATGCCGCAGAGCCAGATGCTTGCCCGGTTCTTCATCAACGACACCAGCGACACGGGCACATGGCGGTTGAAGGGTCACGCCGTGCAACCGTTCTGGGAATGGGTAGCGACATGGGCCGCGTGCGCTCAGAAGCCAAGCGACGCCGGCGGTGACGACGGGCTATTCATCCTGCCTCCGTTGACGTACAAGGTTCACACGGTCGAATCGCTGATGAAGTCGGACATCGAAGAAGGACTGCTGTTTAGCGGTGGAGGTGCCCTTTCGGCGACCACAATGCACGCCGACAAGCGTGAGACGCTTCCGCAAAGGGTCAGCCTCGCAGTCAAGCTGGCCATGGAATCGGAGAGCGCAATCGTCTGGTGCGAGACGAACACAGAGAGCGCGGCGCTGGCCAAGGCGATTCCCGATTGCGTTGAGGTAGTCGGGTCAGATGATCCAGACGAGAAAGAATCGAAGCTGGATCGATTCACGCTCGGGAATGTTTCGCGCATCGTGACCAAAAGCAGCATTGCCGGGTTCGGGCTCAACTGGCAGCACTGCAACCGAGTGATCTTCGCCTCTCTCTCCTACTCGTTCGAGTCGTTCTATCAGGCTATCAGGAGAAGCTGGCGTTTCGGACAGAAGCGACCCGTCCACGTCGACGTGGTCATCGCTGAATCGGAGCAAGGCATCTGGAGAGCCATTCGAGAGAAGATGGACGCGCACCAAGAGATGAACAATGCCATGCGGTTCGCACAATTCGACCGGACCAGAACTCAGGCCATCAAGATCCCGTACAACCCGCAACACCGAACAGAACTGCCAACATGGATAAGCAAGTAATAGTCAACAACGCGAAGCACGGAAAGTCATGGTCCGCCTACAACGCCGATTGTGTGGACTTCACCGCACAGATGCCGGACGCATCAATCGACTTCTCGGTCTACTCTCCTCCGTTCGCGAACCTTTACACCTACTCTTCGGAGATCGCGGACATGGGGAATTGCACGAACGATGAGGAGTTCATGGAACAATACGGGTTCCTCGTTAAGCAGATGCAACGCATCACGAAGCCGGGCCGGATGTCGTGCGTCCATTGCATCGACCTGCCATCGTTCAAGTGGAAGCACGGCGCGGTTGGGTTGCGAGACTTTCCAGGCGACATCATCCGCGCCCACGTCGATGCTGGGTTCATCTACCATTCACGCATCACGATCTGGAAGGATCCAGTTACCGAGATGCAGCGAACGAAGTCCATCGGGCTTCTTCACAAGCAGCTCAAGAAAGATTCAACCATGAGCCGCGTCGGGCTTCCGGATTACCTGCTGGTGTTCCGCAATGACGGCGAGAATGAAAGCCCCGTGGAACACACCCCAGAAGGTTTCCCGGTCAGCCAATGGCAGGAATGGGCCAGCCCTGTTTGGACGACAGTGCGGCAAACGAACACGCTGAATCGGGAAGGTGCGAAGGATGCCAACGACGAAAAGCATATCTGCCCGCTGCAACTGGACGTGATCGAGCGGTGCCTTGTGCTGTGGTCCAACCCTGGAGACACGGTATTCTCCCCATTCATGGGCATAGGATCCGAGGGTTATCAGTCCATCAAACTTGGGCGCCGGTTCATCGGCACCGAACTCAAGCCATCCTATTTCGGACAGGCATGCGCGTACCTCGCTCAATCCGAGTCCGAACAGGCGACGCTGTTTACGTTATGAAAACCGTGTGGCTCAAGCGTTGCGACCGTTACGAGTCGGTGCAGTTATTGCGCGAATATCCTGAAGTCGGAGCCGTCAAGGTTCTGAGGGCAAGATCACCGGAGCCATGGACAGTCCGAGCATCGGACATCGTGACGGAAAAGCCTCTGACCAAACTCCAACGCGAACGGATCATCAAGCGAAAGGTCCTCGAGGAACTGGAAGCAGCACAAAAGGAACAGATCAAAGACGTTCTGTTCGACGGCCAACCGAAGTCGATCATGGAAATCGTCTACGCCGTCAACGCAATGCCGATGTCGAATCCAAAGTTGAGGACACGGATGGAACCTGCCAGGGCATGGAAGATTGTCCGAGGATTCGTCGAACAGAACACGCACACAGCCGAGCGCAAAGTCACCAATCAAAACCGCAAGCACTGGATCGTCCAACGAAGCGCACCACAGCCACTATGACACGCATCATCACCATACTCCTCGCCGCAATCGTCATCGTTGCCATCGGGCAGGACTCTCCGCGACCGTCTTTGTCCGCTCTGGACAACGTCCGAAACCTCGTCGCGAGCATGCGCCAGGAGTCCATTGCAGCGATGGGGCTGAGCCGTCGTGAGCGACCGGCCAGAAAGGACGGCGCAGGATGATCACTGACGTAACGGCCGGTTCGCTCCACGCCCTGGTTCGGGGACGTGGAATCGAGCATCAGGATGGAACCATCGCGTGCGCAGCGTGCGGAGGAGAGGTGGAGTGGGAAGAGTGCAACGCATGTGGCGGTGAAGGCGGTACCGATGGGTACGAAGAAGACCCGCTTTGGTATCACCCCGGCGAAATCGCCCGGTGTCCGTGCTGCGACGGAAGAGGTGGGGAATACTGGTGCGCAAATTCCGCCTGCTCCACGACGGCAATCACAGAGATGGTCAAGTCGCCGAACGCCCATCGTGAGCGACCGGCCGAAGGGGGTGCAGAATGAACCCCGAGGCTAACGCGCCGTTGGTAGGAGCGCCTGGTTCCGCCAATTCGCGAGGACAACTCAACCCGGATGAACCCCACCCAGCCGCTTACCAAGCGCAGGCGTGGATAGCGAGTCAATCGACAGAAGACCTCCATAGATGGCGCGAGGCTTTCGCATCCTGTGCCATTGGAGGCAATCAGCTATGCGCTGTGTGCGCCGAAACTCTAAACCGACTTCTGGCATCGCAACCCGTCAGCGACCGCTATCTGCTCGGCCTCGCGTGGGTGATGCGTTCCGGAAATTGGCCGAACGCCCCGGCGTATGCGACTGGCGAGAATCAGAAGGGACACAACCATGAGTGAGATCCAAAAACAGACAGAGGCCGCCGGTTCGCAGGACGCACTGGATATGCGGCACGGCGTAAACTGTTCCAAGGTGAAGCACGAAACATGGCATTACTACATGCACGCCTCGGATGACGACACCCCATACAACGTTGACGGCGTTTCCTATTGCGGAAGGTGTCACCATGTGATGCCGCATATCGCCCAAGGATCAGCGACGCGGGAGGAACCCGATGAGCCGCGATTGGCTCCACGTCCTGGTTCGGTGACGTGCCCGCATTGTGGCTCCGGATTGTTGTGGAGCGATGACCGCGGGGCTCACTGTGACGGGTGCGACGAGTTTGATGCAGAGCAAATGCAGTCGCCGAACGCTCCACGATCTGCCACGCCGGAGGACGCGCGATGAAGACGCCCCAGGCTCAACCGGCGTTGGCAGCATCTGCTGGTTCGGCGCTGCCACCAAAACCCGGGTCTGTCATGTGGGCCGCAAAGGAAGACGACCGCCCGCAAAAAGGCTGGTGGGCTCCGGGTGCATACATCAACCAATGCCGCAGGTGTGGCTTGTACTTTGTCGGAGACAAGCGTGCAGGGAATTGCGCGGACTGCGCTTACGACGAGTCGCCGAACGCCCAAGGGTCTGCGACTGGCGCGGCAAACGAAGGAGATCGAAATCATGAGTGACACAAGCAAACCCCAGGCTGGCGCCAGTTCGCCAGGACCTGCTGGTTCGGCGCTCCTGCCGTGCCAAATACCCTGCCCAAAGTGCGGATCGGCTGACATCTCCAGAGTGTTTCGAGAGCGCCGAGAAACATGGCTCACTTACGCCTGCGAGCATGTCCGCACCAACCGATGGGTGGACGTTGATAGGCATTCAGGACTCTGCCTCGAAGACATCATCACGCATCACTGTCGGGTCTGCCAATGGGATTGGGAAACGCTACCGCTGTCGCCGAACGCCAAAGCTCTGCCACCCGGCGAGAAAGGAGCCAAGTGATCAAGACCAACGCAAACGCCGGGTTGGCAGGAGCACCTGGTTCGGGGACATGAACTCACCTATCGGGTTGCCCGCGCGATTCTGCGGACCAGCTCGAGAATCGCGGCCGGGTTCGAAATTCAAGCCCGTCGACAAGGAGCGAAGACATGGCTTCCGGTGATGATTGACGGAACCCGATTGCTTTACTGGAACGCGGAAACAGCGCACAAGCATTGCGCCTGGCTGAACGACCCAAGTGGAACAGAGCCAGAGTGGGGTCGAGACGATCCGCCGAACGAATAAGCTCATGGACGCGGCTCAAACAACGCTCGAATTGCAACCTGGACGCGATAGCCGCGTTCCATGCAGCGCATGGTTGGGGCGCGTTCTCGTGGCGTGCGAATATAGCGGCAGCGTCCGGGACGCCTTCGCTGCTCGCGGGTGGGATGCGTGGTCGTGCGACCTGCTGCCGAGCGAGAAGCCGGGACAACACTACCAGGGCGACGTGCGCGACATCCTGCGGGAAGGCTGGGACATCATGGTGGCGCATCCGCCATGCACGCATCTGGCCGTCAGCGGTGCGCGATGGTTCGCGGCCAAGCAACGCGAGCAAGCCGAAGCACTGGACTTCGTGCGCCTGCTGCTCAACGCGCCCATACCGCATATCGCGCTCGAAAATCCGGTGAGCATCATAAGCTCGAAAATCCGAAAGCCTGACCAAGTGATCCAGCCCTGGCAGCACGGCCACGGCGAGACGAAAGCAACGTGCCTGTGGCTCAAGAATCTCCCGCGCCTGAAACCGAGCAACATTGTGGAAGGCCGCGAGCAAATAATCTGGAAACTGCCGCCAAGCGCGGACAGGTGGAAGGAACGAAGCCGGACGTTCTCCGGCATAGCTGAGGCGATGGCGAACCAGTGGACGTGCGCCACGCGCCCTAACGCTCCACGATCTGCCACGCCGGAGGACGCGCGATGAAGACGCCCCAGGCTCAACCGGCGTTGGCAGCATCTGCTGGTTCGGCGCTGCCACCAAAACCCGGGTCTGTCATGTGGGCCGCAAAGGAAGACGACCGCCCGCAAAAAGGCTGGTGGGCTCCGGGTGCATACATCAACCAATGCCGCAGGTGTGGCTTGTACTTTGTCGGAGACAAGCGTGCAGGGAATTGCGCGGACTGCGCTTACGACGAGTCGCCGAACGCCCAAGGGTCTGCGACTGGCGCGGCAAACGAAGGAGATCGAAATCATGAGTGACACAAGCAAACCCCAGGCTGGCGCCAGTTCGCCAGGACCTGCTGGTTCGGCGCTCCTGCCGTGCCAAATACCCTGCCCAAAGTGCGGATCGGCTGACATCTCCAGAGTGTTTCGAGAGCGCCGAGAAACATGGCTCACTTACGCCTGCGAGCATGTCCGCACCAACCGATGGGTGGACGTTGATAGGCATTCAGGACTCTGCCTCGAAGACATCATCACGCATCACTGTCGGGTCTGCCAATGGGATTGGGAAACGCTACCGCTGTCGCCGAACGCCAAAGCTCTGCCACCCGGCGAGAAAGGAGCCAAGTGATCAAGACCAACGCAAACGCCGGGTTGGCAGGAGCACCTGGTTCGGCGGCGCCGTCGCCTGCAACAATCCGCTTTGTGGAGCAATGGCTCTGGAATGGCGATGGGCGCGAAACGGTAGGCCTGCCGTGGACCGATGACTACGTGCGCGACGCGGCGAGGATGATTGAGGACGCGCTGCTGGTCCTGTCGCCGAACGCTGGAACTGAGCTACCGGCGCGAGTAACGACAGAAGCTCACAACAACCAAAAACTATGAACGAAGCCTGCGACACACAACAACCCAAGGCGGAGCGCCGGTTAGCTCCAGTGACTTGTTCGGCCTACACGGTCGGAGACACAATCCGAGTCTGGACAGGACTGCGGTATCGCGTCTGGAAAATCACTGGAATGCACCTTGGCGCAATCGCACAAGAAAATCTCGTCAGCCTGAAATGCCTCGACGAGAAAACTGGCTGCGCCTTCGGTAAGACCGAGGACAGCGTAATGCCGTATGACCTGCTCATCACGCATCCGCATGTGGCGCGAGTGTAGGCCGAACAGCGGGATGAACGACCGCACGTCGCAATATCCGGTAGGAAGCGCACCACCCAAGACGGAGGAGTCGCAATCGGCATCTTGACGCGGAACACGTAGGCGGACCAATAGTCCACCATGGCAGGCAGGAAAGGATTCGACACACGCCGGGGACGCCCACCCGGCAACACCAAGAGCGACGCCATCGTCGCCGAGATCCTGAACAGCGTACGTAAGGGAGTTCCCATCAAGCACGCATGCGCCGCGTTCTGTGTGTCCTACGCGACGTGGCACATGTGGAAAACTGAGGGTGCGGCAGCAAGAGAGGCGGTTGCCAAAGGCGAAAAACTTGGCAAGCGAGCAAAGTGGTGCCTGAATTTCATAGTCCAATACGAGGCGGCAATGTCCGATTTCGTTGACGATGCGGTCAAAAAGGTGAGCAAGGCATCTGGCAAGGACTGGAAAGCGGCAGCGTGGTTGTTGAAGTGCCGAGACCGCGACAACTTCCGCGAGAAGCAGGAGATCGAACACACCGGGGCAGGCGGAGGACCCATCGGCGTCACGTTCTCGCCGGAAGACCGAGAGCAACTCGGTGCCGCATTGGAGAAGCGCATCGCCCAGCGCATCGAAGAACGGAAGCGGTTTATTGACGGCATGAATACAGCCACGGTGAATGGCAACGGTCATCACAACTGGAACGGGAACGGGAACGGGAATGGCAACGGATTCGCTGATCCGCACTGACGGGGAGGCGGACTACGTCGCCAAGGCTTCCGCCGAAGACCTGCTGCTTTACACGCAGTTTTGCGATCCTGAGTACACCTACTCGCCCCTTGTTGCCGGAATTGCGTGGCAACTGGATCGCCTCGGAAAAGACATCCGCCGACTTGTCGTCAGCGTTCCACCACGGCACGGCAAGTCGCGGCTGGTATCGGTGGAGTGGACGAGTTGGTTGATGGGACGACGCCCCGGGGTTGAGATCGTCCTCGCCTCGTACTCCGGCGACCTTGCTAAGGAACACTCTCGCCGAGCCCGCGAGCGGGTCCGCACCCGGCAATGGCGCACGGTGTTCCCCGACGTTACGGAGGACGCGGAACAGGCAGCGGCGGCGAACTGGAAGCTCAGCAACGGCTCATCGTTCCAGGCGGTAGGCGTCGGCGGTTCACTCACCGGACGCGGGGCCGACATCCTGATCATCGACGACCCAATCAAGGATCACGCCGAGGCCCACTCGGCCACCCAAAGGCAGCGGGTTTGGGATTGGTTCATGTCGGTGGCCATGACGCGACTCTCCCCTGGAGGCATCGTCGTCATCATCATGACCCGATGGCACGTCGACGACCTCGTCGGGCGGTTGATGGACCCGAAGCGTCAACAGGAACTCCGGGAAGGCGGCGGAGAGAAGGAGGTTTGGCACGAGTACAAGCTCCCGGCGCTTGCGGAGGAGAACGACCCGCTTCGGCGAAAACCGGGCGAGGCTCTGTTCCCGGCTCGTTTCCCGGCATCGGACCTCGAATCGAAGCGCCGATCCCTCGGGCCGTACGTGTTCGGCTCGCTGTACCAGCAGAACCCGGTTCCCGCCCAAGGCAACGTCGTAGACCGAAACGCGTTACGGATCGTCGATGACAACGCGATACCGAGGGACCGGACGTTCATGCGGTACTGGGACTTGGCCGCATCCGAGAGCGAGGTCGGAAACTTCTGGGCAGGAGCGAAGGGCTGCATCGGGTCAGACGGGACGTTCTACATCACCGCCATGGACCGCTGGCGGAAGTCGTGGGGCGAAGCCAAGCCAACCATCCTCACCCATGCAGCCAACGAGATGATCCCGGTCGGCGTCGAAGCCGTTGGTG